TAAATGATATGACTAGTATTAAAGAAAAATGGAAGCCAAGTGACGGCATAAATTGGGATCTTATACAACGTATGAGGTTTATGAATGCTGATGCAGAGATAGATCCAGAAGATAATTATTCAAAAGGCTACAAAAAACTTAAAAAATAAAATATGAATGTAATTGAACCCTTTGGTCCTAGGATAGCACAATATAAATTAACTAATCAGGAAACTGATAGTTTATTTAAAATCTGTGTACCTAAAAAACAAGAAGATTATTCTAACAGTTTAGTTGGTTTCATTTCAGAAGAAATTAATATTTTTGATAATTTAAAAAAATTAGATGTATTTAAAACAATTAATAATAATATGGAAGATTATTTACAAAATGTAGACAGTGGTTTTTGGACTGAATCTATTAAAAGTAAAGAGTTGAATAATTATTTAAAATGTACGGATTCATGGTATAATAAACAAGTAAAACATGAATTTAATCCAATTCATAATCATATTTTAAGTGCAGACTTGGTTTGTGTTATATATCCTAAAATAAAATTAGATCCTGATGTAACGTGCTATAATACAAATGCAAAAGATAATCAAGTTGGACAATTAAATTTTAATTTTGGAGAATCAGAAAAGAATGGGTTTGGATTACATAGTTTAACTGTGAATCCAGAAGAAGGAGACATGTATGTTTTTCCTTCTTCTTTAAAACATTTTACTTATCCTGTATTAGGAGAAAGTGAAAGATACAGTATTAGTTGTAATTATAAATTTACTAGTCTCGCAAGAAGATTATTTACAAGTTCAGGATTCAGTTATAAATGAAAATAGATTTTGATGTAGATATTGATATGGCTAACAGAGAGGATTTTCTCAAGTTAGTAAATATCACACCTGCTAGTATAGAAAAAGATGGTAAGTTTACTAAACACAATACTGGTGTTTATTTTCAAAATATTCCAAAGTTTCCACTAGAAGGCTATAGCACAATAGATCACAAACAAGCAGAACAAGATGGTTGGTTTAAAGTAGATTTTTTAAACAATCATGTTTACAAAGGCATAAAAGATGAACAGCATTTGGATAAACTTATTAGTACAGAACCAATGTGGGAATTACTAGAACATCAAGAAGTTGTAGAACAATTATTTCATATTAATAATCATTTTGATATTGTAAAACAATATAAACCTAAAAATATAGATCAATTAGCAATGATATTAGCAATGATTAGACCAGGTAAAAGACATCTAGTAGGTAAAACTTGGTCCGAAGTTGAAGCAGATGTTTGGATAAAACCTAATGATAATACTTACTTTTTTAAGAAAAGTCATAGTTATGGGTATGCTTTAGCAATATTAGTTCAATTAAATTTAATTGTTGAAAATTTGTAATTAGTTATCTTTATGTTTAATTACAAGTTGTACGCCTCTTCTTTTAATTCTCTTTTTAAGAAGATTTTGTAAACTGGTTATAGGACCAAAAAGTATTTCTATATCTTTCATTACAAAGGTCCTTAAACATCTATGAAATTGTTTCATTTCATGATGTAAAAATATATCTATAGGCAATTGTCTGTTACTTTCCCACCACCAGGTTTCGCCTAGCTCTAGGAACTCTTCACGTTCTTTTTCATTGTTTATTTTTGATACATCATAAAAAGTCATTATAGCATTATCATGATTCACAACAATGCCTATGTATTCTCCTTGTCCGTATTGTATACCAGTCAGAAAAGGGTATCGCTCAGTTGTTTCTGTTATAAGGTTGTCTTTCTCCACAAAAGTATTTATGCGTCGAAACGATAAATAGTATATTATTAAGAGCTAAAAATATGTCACATGGTGATCACAGACTATATCTTTACGAGGATATCATCGAAATGGTGGTGGATACCAATGGACTTTATGTGGATAACAGACCAATGAATAATAGAAAACTAATCGCCCACAAAGGCATGTATAACCAAATAAAATTTGATATTAGGAATAGGGATAGAAAACTACAGAATGTTTTTTCTGACAGTTTATCTGCTACACTTATAAATCCTACTACTAAACGTAGAATATTTACTAAACTTCTTGAGCATACTAGCGATATAGGACAGGTTAAACTTGTTTTAGACGAAGGAGACTTAAGAAATGTTGATGAAGGTTTATATACAATTTATGTTTCTATGACAAAACAAGACGGCAATGAATATCCTGTCTATACTGATCAAAACAGTAGTGTAAAGTTTCAGTTAGAAATAGACGCACAAATAAAACATGAACCTGTTGAAACCCAATTATCAAACAGTTTTACACAGGTTGCTAGTACTGGGTCTGGTGATCCAGCAAATATATTTACAACCAGTGCTTTATTTGGTAATCAGGATAGAAATTTCAGCCATGCTCTACATAGCATTGCTGTTTACCCTTCAGCATATACAGGAAATTTAACAATACAAGGTAGTTGTATAGAAAATACTCCTAACAGTGACGAAGCAAGTAGTGATTGGTTTAATATAGAAAGTAATATAAGTATATCCGCTTCTAGTGATATCTACCATAAAACATTTACTGTAAATGCAAATTGGATCAGAGTAATTCATACACCTGACAGCGGTACTATAGACAAAGTTCTGGTCAGAAATTAATTGACTTTTTAGATATATTCTGCTATAATATCCGCATGGATATCGACTTTCTTGTAGAAAAAGTACATAGGCTACTTTTAGATAATTTACCCGTTAGAACAACAAAAACTCCTAGTGGCTGGATTACTATGGATTGTCCTATGTGTAATGATAAGAGAAAAAGGGGCGGACTAATTACAACTGGTGCTAGAATAAGTTATAATTGTTTTAATTGTGGTTTTACTACAGGTTGGGCACCAAATCCAAATTTAGGGAAAAAATATAAAGATTTAGCATCTATACTGGGTGTATCCGATTCAGATATACATAAAGTGCAAATTGAATTATTAAAATATAATGATGTCTTAGAAGAACAGGAGCCGGGCGACTATATATACAACTTACAAAAGTTCAGCACGGAGAAACTGCCAGACACAGCCGTAGCAGTAGAAGATTTGCCAGATACACATAGTATAAAGCAATATGCAAAACAAAGAGGTCTGCTTGGTCTATATCCATTACTTTATTTTGATGAGAGTCTATATAAGCAGAGACTGGTTGTTCCATTTACTTATAATGGAGAGTTAGTTGGTTGGACTGCAAGGCATATTGATCCTCCTAATAAAACAACACCAAAGTATTTGCATAAAATACAACCAGGGTATGTTTTTAATATTGATAGGTTTGCTGATAGCAAAAGAGAAATTGTAATTGTGACTGAAGGTGTTTTTGATGCAATTCAACTAGATGGAGTTAGTATACAAGGTAATAGTGTTACACCAGAGCAGGCACATCTGATTGAAAAATTAGGTAAACGTGTTATACTATGTCCTGATAGAGATAGTGCAGGAAAAGAACTTATAGAGCAGGCATTAGAGTTAGGTTGGGAGGTAAGTTTTCCTCCCTGGGCAAATGACATTAAAGATGCCGATGAAGCGGTTATTAAGTATGGAAGATTGGCTACTTTGGCAAGTATTATAAAACATTCCACAGATAATAAATTAAAAGTACAAGTAAAGGCAAAAATGTTATGAAATATATAAACGACTTTTTTAATTTATGTAAGATACACTGGAAACAAATACTTGGATATTCTGTAATCATACATTTGTTACTGCATGAAGTACCTATGTTAATTATGCTTTTATGGACAGTTTTATGAAAAAACTATATGTAAATGGTTGTAGTTTTAGCTCTGGGACACAGAAGTTCCCCAATACAGATAATTTAATAAATTGGGGATTTTATTTACAAGATAATTTTGAAACTGTTATTAATAAATCTATTGAGGGAGGAAGTAATCACAGATTATTTAGACAAGCAACAGAATTTATAAACAATACAGAAAATTTAGACGATTGGATTATTATTTTACAACTTACATCACCAGAAAGAACAGAAGTTTTTCATGACACTCACAAGGCTTGGATAGGTGTCATAAAAGATTTACATTTTACTGAGGACAGAGTTTTACAAGAAAGTATAGATGTAGTAAAAGAGGTTGAAAATTTTTTTCAAAGATTAATTATGCCTACTATTTTTATGACAAGAACTCTAGAAGAAGGTATATTTGAAACATACAACATGTTAAATACTTTTATAGAATTATGTAAACACAAAAATATAAAATTTTTAATCACAGGTATGAGTAATAAATGTATGCCTAATGTGTTTACTGAATCTGGTCATGATGGCCAACCTTTTAATGGATTAGACTTTCCAGTATTTGATAAAAGTAATTTTATTTTGCCAGTATCAAATATTACTATAAACCACAAAATAAGTGAAGACGATAAACATCCAAACAAAGATGGGCATATCATTTTCGCAAGATATATATTAAATGAGATAGGAAAAAGATGGCAGATATAAAAACATATACAGAAGAAACACAAGAATTATTTTTAAGATTTTTACTAAGTGATAAAGACTTATTTGCTAGGTGTCAAAATATTGTAAAACCTGAGTTTTTTAACTTAAAGTATCGAAAAGCAGTTGAGTTATTTGAGTCTCACAGCACAAGCCACAATGCTATTCCTACGCCTGAGCAGGTAAGTGCAGTAGCAGGTATACAACTGGAACCTATTCCAAATGTGACGCCTGATCATCATGAATGGTTTATGAATGAGTTCGAGACATTCT